TGGGAGCCGAACAGCTTGTCGCCCATGTCCAAGGCGAGATTGTAGACCAGCGCTCGCTCATAACCAGGCGCGATTGGCTCATCAGTGGTGAGGTCTGGCCAGGCCACAAGCGCTCCCCACGCTGTCAGTTCTAAGGAAGTAGCAGAAGATACGTTTGGGATCGGCCACAGGTACAGCGTACCGTTAGCTACTGTCGGCGCGTAATAGAGTTTTTTGGGCACGTCGGCAGTTGCCGTCTTGTCGCGAATAGCAACCCACTCGCGTTCGGAAAGGAGATCCAGCGGAGAGCGAAAGTCGGCCGATCCTAAGTTGTAGGCGAGCTGAACAATACCTGCGGCGTCGACACGCAGTGGACGCGGCGCGGTGATGTCCGGGGCCCCGCTCGGCCCGATTGTATATGTGGATTTGGCCGCGGTCAATGCATAGCGGACGAAGGTGGCAAACGGAAGCAGCAGCCTTTCGGTGCTCCAATTGTCCACGAGCTGATTCAGGAACGCCAGTCCATCAGCCAATTCAGCTGTCGCTGCCGTCTGGCCCGTCCGAATCACTCCGAGCAACCGAAGCGCATTGTTGATGATTGTCGTCGAAGTCATCGTCAAGCCATCCTTCCAGGAGCAGGCATTTGCTGGCCACTCGGCATTTGCGCGCCAGGAGGCGGAGCCATCATCAGATTTCTCGTCTTTGCATTGAGTGCCATGAGGCTCTGCTCGGCCATCTCAGCAACTCCTTGGATGACTTGCAGGACAGTTGGTGCGATCACTGCGCCGAAGGCTGGAGCCATCCGTAGAGCGAGCATGTTGGTTATTGCCTCACCGTACCCGTCTGGCATGTCTTCGGCGGCAATGAGCGTTGCGAAATCCGTCAGCTGCGCCCAGGCATAAAGCTGCAACAGCGTCGCAGTGGAAACGCGCGGAATAGGCCATAGCCAGAGATTCGAAATCGGGTCTCCGCAGTCGTTGTACAGAAGTTCTGGAATGGCCGCCAGCGCGTTGAGATCCGTGATTTGACTCCACTCATCGTACTTGACGACCTTCAGCGGGTAAGTGATGGTCTTCAATGCGTTCGGGCCGGCCAACAGGATGTTGGCGCGCTCGATGAAGTTGGGCCGCAAAACGTTGAACGGAGCCGCAGCACCCAATCCAATCGCATAACTGCCGGCACTCGATGGCAGCGCATAGGTCGTGTTGCTGATCGACCAGACCATCAGATTTCTGATGCGACATTGGCCGAGTAAAAGGTTGAGTGCGGTGAGTCCGAAGGTAGAGTCTGAGATAGAAGCCGTGCCGCCTTGTTCGAGAATCCCGAGCAGCGTGAGGGCTTGATTCACGAGTGTTTGGGCAGAATAAGTCGGCACGGCTTTTTACCTCTAACTTCCGGACACCGGCGGCACTGGAGGTTGCGGGAGCCCGGCTTGGGCCGCCTGCAACGCTGCGATAGCCGCGTTGAGAGCCGTATAGGCGGCCTGGCCGTCAGCGGTAGCCTGGGTCTGGTCGCTGTTCATGGTGGTTTGCATGGCCGCCAGTTGCGCTTGGTCCGAGCCGACTTTGGAAACATCGGTCTGATAGGTCTGGAGCGCAGTCTCGGCGGCGGTGACGAGCGTTTCCACGTTCGTGAGGTCGGTGGGCGTGGTCGCCATGGTCTTATCCCTTACCCTTTTGCAGTTCAGTGAGTTGCGCCTGCAGCTTTTCGAGCAGATCGGCCTGCTGCGTGAGTTGGGACTGCAAGGCCGTATTCCGGTCGAGCAGTTCCTTCTTGTCAAGCGCCGGCGTGCTCGTAACCACGCGCACCGGCGGGTAGGGTTCATCGCGGAAGCCGAGCGCCTTGGCTTCCTTTTCCCGCTTGGGATCCTCAACCACAATTGCGCTGCCATTGGAATGGTGCAGCGCCTTAGGGTAGGCCTGGAGCTTCTGGGGCGGGCGAGGAGTGTCCTTGTCCACCGGCTCGCCTGTGACCGTGCCGACGCCGGAGATGTTCAGCAGAGCATCTCCGACTTCGATGTGGTGCTTACGGAACCGAGCAAGGGACTCGGTGAGTCCCCCCATCTGTGTCTCGGCTCCAAGAACAGTGATTTCAGCTGCCATGCTGTCATTTCTCCTGGAAGTTGTAGTGGATCAGCATCCCAGGAGTCTGAAGCACTTCTGCTGATGCCGCCGATTGGTTAAAAGAGAGAGTAAAGACCACGGCCGTTATGTCCGTGCTCAAATTCAGTGGCGTTCCGAGCGTGGTGCGAATATTCCTGAACGCGCCCGCCGTGGTTGCCGCCATGTTGCCAGTAGTCGAGCTGGTCGTAAGAGATCCACCAGCTGCCACGGGCGCGACTGTCGACGCTGACTCGCTTTGACCCGGCGCCGGGAATGCAATCGTGCCCACAGACGCACCGTTGATCGATGTGAGTGTGGTGGTCTGGACGCCATAAATCACATCGTAGGACGTGATCGTGACGCCCTTGTTCAGCAACGGCTGAAAGACATCCGACGTGAGTAGACACGTCAGGAGGTTATTGTTGCCCGCCGCCGCCAGCGAAATCTGGTTCACTGGAATGTAAGATGGGCCGATGGAGGTTAGCCCCTGAATGTTTGGGCCGCCGCTCGCTACAGACACCTGTGCGGCATAAGTTCCAGAAGTAGACCAGGCGCATGAGCCGGGCCCGATCATCAGTGTCCGCTCATAGGTGTACGCCGTCCAGCGGCCGGTCGAGGACGGGCAGTCTAGGACGTTTGCGCTGGCGACATAGATCAACGGCAGAGTGGCCTGAGAAGTGCGCGTACAAACCCCATACGGGACCTGCGAAGCGCCTTGCCGGAAGCCCGAATCCATACCAGTGGATAGATACTGGTCGACCCAGACTGTCTGCCCGGAAGCGTGCGCATTGACAGCGGTACCCTGCTCACCGCGGACCACGGTGACGCAGTTCCCGGATGGCGCGCTTGTGATCTGCATGTACTCCTGATCGACGTACAGGCCGCCATAGTTGCCGTTGCCGTAGAGGACGTTCGTGGTCGACGCCAGGCAGACATAGTTCGCCGACGAAACGCCTGTGAGGACGGCGGAGAGAGTCGTGCTGGGGGTGGTGCTCTGGGCTACGGCCAGCGCGACCGTGAGCATGAACAGAATAGAGAGGCGAAATGTGGTTTTCATGGTAGTGTTCCTTAGCCGTAGATCACGCAGGCCATGTGGTCCGCGTATTGAGCTGCAAAGCCGTAGATCACGTCAAAGCGCTCGGTTTCGTAGCCGGCGAAAGGGCCGCTCGACTGCCATTGCCGGATCGAGCGGATGTAGATGCCAGGCGTCCCGGCTTCCTCGCCGCCGAAGACCTCGCACTGCACGTCCAGCGGTTTGTGCAGCTTGATGAAGGCAGCTGTGAAAGCCTCTTTCTGCAGCGCAAAGGCCGTGTTGCACTGCTGGGCAGTGGTGGTGGCCATGTTGATCGCCGCACCGGCCGCCGGCGAGCCCGAGCAGTTCTGGAACTGCCCGCTGGGGATCAGCGCCGGATAGATTGAAGGAACGGCGGCGCCGCTCGTGTCAGTAACGGCCGCAGTGACCACGAACTGCATCAGGTTCGAAGCGCCGTTATAGGCGTTGTGGTTGCCGCTCGGATTGACCTTGTAGACACCCGTAGCGCCCGAGCCGATCGTAAAGCGATCGCCCGGAACAAGCGAAACGTCGCCGGACGTCCAGTTGTTCGTGCTGAGAGAGGAGCCGCTCTGGCCGGCGGTGGCCACCTGGCCGGAGCCGACCCAGGCTCCCGACTGGAAGGTCGGAAGTTGCTCATCGCGCAGGAAATCGAATCCCGCATAAGTTCCGACCACGCCGCTCAGGTATTGCTTCCCGATCACCTCTCGCGGGTTGAAGATCGTCTGCCCCAAACCGAGCAGGTTGTTCTCATATTCGGAGGTCCAGATCACCACCCGGTCATTGTCTGGAGCCAGCAGCTTGTTGAGGACCTGCCGGGCCAGGTTGTAAGTCGCCGTGGTGGTGGGCTGCGTGCCCGGCGTGCCAACGTAGTTCGGAATCGTGACCTGCATATAAGCGAGCAAGTCCGCGTCGATCTGATTGGCGATCATGACCCCGAGCGGACGGCTGTATTCCTCGTGGAATGCTTCCATGTGGAGGAACAAAGCCTCGTCGGTGTCGTTATAGATGAAGTCGCCACCGCGCCAGTAGGAGATCGTGAGTGGCACGGTCGTCTGGACGATGGGCTCGGGTTGGAAGGCCTGCCCCTGCCGGCCTTTCGGGCGCCAGGGACGCTTGATTTGCAGCGTTTGGCCGATGCGGACCTTCTGCTCGAAGTAATCTTCGTGCTCCCGGTCGATCGAACGCAGCGCCGCGCAATTGTTGTACAGGACTCGGAGGACCTCGGAGGTCACCTCCTGCCGTACAGGAATTGAGTTGATTGGCATCGAGCACTCCTTTTGAAGTGCCGAGCCTCCCGACGAACGCTACCGAGCGAATTGCGCCTGATTCCGACGCGCAGCCCAGGCCGCTGTTCCAGGCTTGGGTTCTTCTGGCGCCGGAATGCCGCCGCGCGCAGCAACTTCCGCCGATGGCTTCGGCTTCGTGGCCTGTTCCGTGGCCTGTGCGGTTGCCCGTGCCTGTGCGGCTTTTTCAGGGTGGCTGCGGTCTTTCGGGCTTTCGCTCGCGGCTTGCGCGGCCGGTTTGGACGTTTCAGACGAATAGATCACTTCGACCTTGCCCTCCAGGCGCCCGAAAGCGCCTTTGAGAGCGTCAAAATCGCCTTCTTTTTCGATGAGGTGCTGATAGTCGACCTCATGGGTCGCCAGATAGTGCAGCACGAAGGCCTGCTGGTCGCTCAGCATTATCATGGCCTGCAGGTTCGGCCCGATGGTCATCCCCTCCGCCTTCTCTTGCACTTGGTCCCAGTCCTGGAGTTCAGCGCGGTCCTTTTCGGCCTTCGCCAGTGCCTCGCGAGCCTGCGCTCTCAGCGCTTCCATGGTCGCGACCTGGTCCTGTTCGGCCCGGGCCGTATCGACGACCTTTTTAGCCTCCTGGCGCGCCTCCCAGCGACCCATGGCGCGCTCGAACTCAGGATCTGTGGCGAAATCCTTGCGCGCCGGTCGTATATCCTCGGCTGCAGCTTTAACTGGCTCCTCGGCCGGCGATTTCAGCAAGCCCAACTGCCGCGCCAGATCGAGCTGGCCCCGCGCAGCGCCCAGCTCCTCCCGGAGCCGGTTCAGCTCGCGGCGGACGCTCCGAGATAGCCGATGGTCCGGAACCTGGTCAATAATCTGCTCAAGGTCGTCCGGGCCTTCGGCAGCTCCGGGCTTGACTGACTCCGCGG